TATCGCCAATGATGCGTGTGGCAGACCCAGTTACTGAGGTCACAATATTGTTTGCAGTTGTGTCTGACCAGACGCCGCCTGTCGCATAGAACGTCATTGAGCCTCGCGAACCATCCGCACCATCCGAACCATCCGCACCATCCGCACCATCCGAACCATCCGCACCATCCGCACCATCCGAACCATCCGCACCGTCCGCACCGTCCGCACCGTCCGCACCACCCGCGCCATCACTGCCCTGCGGCCCTTGCGCCCCAGTCCTGGATTTGCTGAAAGACTGAATCTTGGTGACGGAGAACGAGCTGCCGCCAGCAGTTCGACCAGATATAGAGTAGGTGATTGTGGCGGTATTCGCTGCGGTCAGGAAGTTTGCGTGGCTGTTGACCGTGGCAAACAAGCCTGAGTCAGTGATAGATCCTGGAGTAATGCCTGAGCCTGCAGCCGACACAGTCCATGTGCCGTTGCTTGTTCCTGATCCGTTGTATGAAAGCTCGGCCGCCCCCTCGTAAACTCGAATCTGTGTGCCAGATCCTGTATAACTGATCACGTTACCAGATGCGTCAGCCGATACCGAGTGCGCATCATTACTAAGGATGGCGGTAATGGCGTTTGATCCATCGGACAATCTGGCAATTGTGAAGTCGTCGCTGTAGTTAAAGCCATCCTGCGTGGCTGTGGCGCTAAACACCACAACATCAGTGTTCATGGATGTGCGGGACACTGATAGCGCGTTACCGCTTGGCAATGATCCGCCGTAGGATCCGCTCAACACCGACCAAGCGGGTATTGCTGTTAGCCCGCCCAGTTTATTGGCGGTGATCGTAATGCTAGTACCGTCCCATGACCCGGAGGAGTCCTGTTTAAAAACATTGGTTGGCGCTGTCAAAGATAGGGAGCGAGAAACCTGCTGCAACTCTAAGCCAGTGGCATTGATCCTAACCTGGCCATTGATGTATACACCAGAAGCATCTACACCAAAAGGAATGTTGTTTAGATTCGGACTAGTGGTCAGTCCACCGGAATAGTTTGGCGCAACAATCGCAAATTTATCGGCCGAGATTAAGAATGCGGACGAAGGGACGCCATTGACTTCCTCTGCCGCCACCCCGAATCCTGCGAGCGCGCCACCAGCTTGAACCTTGAGTGTGTATTGGCTGCGCAAACCATCAACGAAGCTAACCTGCGTCGTGAGTTCTTCTTCCAGCAAGGCGCGACCAGGTGTCCCATCTTGGTAGTAATTGCCCAAACTTGACTCAAGCTGAGTGACTTGCGTCGCTGTGGCCTGGGTGCTATTGACGTATGCAGCCTGTACCTCACGGATGCCGGCCTGGTTCACTCCAAGAGCCGCAGTAACCTCCTCAACCTTAATGGCCACAGATCGGTTTGCGTCCTGAATCTTGGTTTCGAGGCGCTGAATATCTGCGCCACGCTGGGCAGCTTCTTCGGCGATGCTCTTCAGAAGTATGTTGCGTATCTCGCTCGGGAACGTATTGAATCTATTGGGGTCATCCAAGCGCGTCAGAAGATCTCGGTACAGCCGAGTTTGGCGAATAGCATCAGCAAATTGCTGCACAGAAATCGTGGCGTTCATGCCGCCAATCTTGATCTTTAAGTCGCCGTTGCTTTGGACAACCGTGTCGCCTTCTGCCGTCAGGTTTCGTAGCGCAGTCTCTAGATCGCGCACGGTCACGGAGCGCTCATACAAGTTGCCACGACTGCCTTCTCGTACCTCCAGCCTCTCAGTCACCGACTGTATCCAACGCTGCAATCCGGCGTCGTCAACCGTGACCGGGGGGAGCGCTGGGAGTTTTGCTTTGCCAGTATCAACGCTCATGCCGCTTTCAACTCCTGTGTGTTGCTACAGATGAAGACTTGTGTGACACGAGACTTAGATGAAATTTCCAGCTCATGCTCTAGGTAACGCCCGGCCGGCAAGCGAACCGGATTGATGCTAGTGAGGTTTACTGTGTGACGCAACACACCGTCGCCGTACCACTTTACTGTGACCGGCTCCGACTCGCTCTGCTCTCCTAAGACCCGAAGCCAAGCCATTGGTTGCTGGTCTGGCAGAGTAAACTTAATAGACTTCCAGTTTCCTGTGCGATGGTCGGCGCCACTAAACAAGGCGTTGATGGACGTAGCGTTTACCAAATAAAGCGTATCAGTCATGCGATCCACATACGCGGCGTCAGCTTGCAGATCCGCCCGGCCGAGCTTTTGATTGTTCAGGTCAAACGTCAGACAGCCTTTTGCCCCGTTGTTAAAGAACAGGTAGTAGATATTCTCGTGTTCAATCGCGAACATTGATGACGGGTTGAGTGCACTCCAGTCCTCGCGGGTATATAGCGAATCCGTGACCAGCTTGACGCCACGCTGATCTGCCACGCAGAGACCGTCCGGTGAAGCGTACAAAACTCCACCCTGGACAGATGCTATGGAGTCCGAAGACGCACAAGACTGATTGCTGTCCAGTTTCTGCGCACTCATCGAAGCAGAGTCTGCTCCACTTATGAAGTAAGGATTTGCTGTGGTTCCCACAAACAATGTTTGACCGAATACGCCAAGCCCAACAACAGGGAATTCAGTAACGACCTGGTACTCAATTGGCCATGCGTATGGCTGGTAAGGCTCACTAAATGCAACCGTGTTATCGATGAACCCAGCCATAATGCCGTTGGGCATACCGATCATGCCGCGAAGGTATGGGTTACTACCCACGACAGGCTTTGGCCAAACCTCTGATTGCTCATCGCTGCGATACGGCGGCTCGTTCCAACTAACAGACGGAATGACCTCGCCAAGCTCCTCGTCGTTCTTTTCGTCGATGTAAGTGGCGGTGCCAATATCAAACTCTTCCACGAACTGGAAGGTCGTCAACTGAGATCCGGTTGATGTTCTATACAGGCGCCACTTAACAATGTTGCGAGTAGCAAAAGCCTCACCAGTGGAGGAGGTGGGTCTTGCGATGTTGACTGTGTCGTTCTGGTCAACCTCTAATAACTCGGTTGGCTCGCTTGGTTGCGACTCCTCGCCCCAGTCTGTCACGAACGTAGCAACATAAAACCTACTCGTGATAATCCGGTCGACTGTGTCTGGCAACAACTGACTGCGGCCACCTTGAGAGTCTATTAAGGCAGTAGACCACGATTCACTGTCGGCGGCTTCTTGCCAAGCAGAGACAACCTGGGACTCAACAGCCTGCACTAGACTGAGAGCTCGCGCTTGAATTGTCACGAGGCGGCTGTTTAATGAGTCGGCTTGGTTATTGCGGTTACTGACTGAGGTGTTGTATGCCTCAAGGGCGGTTTGATAGGCTGATACCGCAGCATCATAATTAATCCACGCCTGGTCTCGAAACAGGTTCTCGTCTAAATCGTAGTAATACTCAGGCACTGTCGGCTTGTTTGGCGCAGTCGGTCTGGTTGGTTCCGCAGCCACTTCACCGGTGTCCAGCAGCTGCTTAAATTCTTTGGCCAGTTTATCAAGCTCATCCCGCTCGGATTTGACATATTTATTGGGGTCGATCTTTTGATTGATTTGTTCAATGAAAGTCCCAATGATTTCGTCCGAGAATGTGCGCGGAGAATCTGACGTCGGCGCTACAACAGCAGACAGCGCGGTCGTGAGCCCAGACCCATCCAGGACTACCGTATAGGGTAGGGCGTGGATTGGCACGTACACGTTACCGCCAATCGAGGAGCCGTTTACCCTAGAGACATCCAGCTTTATCTCGTTTGCTCTGGCATCAGTGATCACACCCCAAAGCATCCAATGCTGGCCGGTAATCGCGGATGGAATGCTAGCGTCGTCAGGGAACAGTAAGCCGTGACCGCTGTATACCCCCGCAAGAATCGTGGATCCTGTAAACCGCCCAGCTGGCTCGGCCGGTACAGAAACGGAAGTGTTCACGGCCTGCCGTAAAGCTGTCGCGGCTTCACCGTACAAAAACGAATCAGCTTCTTCTGATGTAAACTCATCTACCGTATTGGCAGAGATGACGGGCGTCACCGGGCGCGGAACACCAAGTACGCGATTGGCGCCATTGACGTCTATAGCTCGTGGCCTAGCCGATCCGTCTTCAATGGTGTAGTACGTGCGCTCTGTGCGCTCGTCGTTGATCTGACCCTTAACATAACAGCGCTTCTCTGTGGTTGCAATCCAGCCGGCCGTATGATCGTAGTTGAACGTTCCGTCTGCCTTTCGAGCGAAGCGGTACAGAGTCTTTGTTCCTGACGGCGCGGAAGCCACGGCGATATCTGTTCTGAGCGGGCGGAACTCGCGGATGCCAAGGAACAGATTATTATTGATCTGGGCTGACTCTGGTGGCAACGCCCTGGGAGATGCGGATGGGACCTCACCTCCAAAGTTCTCAATCTTAGTTGCGCTCATTCAAATCACTCGTTGTCCTCTGAAGTAGGCGTGCTCACCTACAACGGAACAGAATTCTGGATGCAGTAGGTTGCCGTCAATCAACGTGAGAACAGCAAAACCACTGCAATGATTCATAGGATTGTCTTCGCCGTAATGCATGTGATCGCCGTCTATTGGCGCCAACGTTCCGCAGTCAATACCCCAGCGGTTACCGTTATAGTCACTAAAGATCGTGGCTTGTAGGCGATGTAGGTGGCCTGTGCACATAGAGACACCAGACTTTAGTGTGTTGTTAAACGTGGCGTGCACGCCATTGTGGTACCGATGCTTAATCATTAGGTGTTGATTGACAAAGAAACTCATTGTCATCAGGGCTTCAGGGAAATGATCTTGCAAGGCAAAGCCCGGCACTCCTTCGTACTCAGGTACTGAATTGGCGAGCTTCGACTCAAACCGCATGTCGTGATTGCCCATGCACCAGATCAACTTTGCGCCTCCGGCTGCCTGCTTAATTTCACAAAAGCGGTCGGAAACGGCCTGAAGCTCTTCTTTTACCGTAGGCATTGCAGACCAATCAGACCGAGGGTGCCTGCTAATTCTGGCGCCATCAAATAGATCTCCGTTCAATACCACGACCTCAGGTTTCAAATCCTTAATCAGCTGAACAAATGCTTGATGAGCTGGGCTGATAACACCAGGCCAATAATGAGCGTCAGATCCAACAATAATCACTCCGCTCTGCATCTCACACGTCATTCGAGGAGAGTGAAGTCTGCGGACAAATGACGGTGATCGGGAGTCTGGGCTAGGCAGCTTGATGCGGTGTGCAGCTTCGATCCTGCTTCTGCGCTTGTGTAGACTGCGCTCATTCATGCCAGTCTGCTGAGCGATGGCCGCTACACTAGGCGTCTTCTGCCACATCTCAATAAAATCTTTGTCACTTATTTTTTTTATGCCCATGCTTTAACAACCTCTGAATTGGCGGTTTTAATACCATCATTGAGACGATCATCCCGCGCGGAATTAATAGGGTCTGCGCGTGATTGGTGTGAGAAAAGGTTTGACAAACCTTGATGTGTGTCTTGGCGTCTTTTAATAGCCAGCCCACAGTGAAGCAATTCAAGACTGGCTCGTCATCCGTGAGCTCATTCCCGTCCTGCCATCCGAACTCGTGTTCGGCATCAAGCCATTCCACTAGTACAAGAGCTGGCGTGTTCACTTCGGAAGGATTTGCATCCACGTCATCACCTTCACCATGATTCCTCCAATTGCCGCTGACAATCCGCCGACCCACATCAACGTCTTCCATCCGCCTTTGGCCTCTGATAGCGTTTGATGTATTGAGGTCAACTGACCCATAACTTTCTGCATATCATTGTGCAGTCTGTTGACCTGTGCATTTAACGCCTCAATCTGTGCGTCATGTTTTCCGAGGTCGCGGTGGATTTCTTCGCTCATTTGATGGCAGCCTAAATATCATATATGTAAAGAGCATTTGCTTTACTTATGTTACTGGTGTTTGTTTGCGTCAATAACGCCATGTACGCTGTCGTACATTCGATAGCAGTACAGCAGTGCCGCTACGGCCTCGTCTGCTCTGGCAGCTTCCCTTGCAAGAAACTCCGCATCCTCTCTTGAAAGTTCTGCTCCGCTGGAGCCTTTTGGATCGGCGGAATTGTCGGGGTTACGGGATGGACGGTTGCGCAACTTGACAAGAGAGCCGTCAAGCTGACCGCGAATAGAACTGATCTCAGCATCTTTTCTCCTGGCTGATTCGCCGGCTAGAATATTGAGCTCAATCTCTTGGCGCCGCGCTTCCTTTTGAGCCCGAACCATTGCTTCCGCATACTCGCCTTGCAATGATTCGTAACGCGCCTCCCATCGCCAGCCATTGATAAACCAACCTGACAGGAAACTGACTGAGACAATGCCAAGAAGAATAAAGACGCGCGGATCTATTGACCCATACATAAGCGGTACTCCTGCTGGCGACGCGTGACTAAGCCACGGAACTCTTTGCCACCCGCGTACACCCAATTGAGCAACTGAGCACACGCACCCTCGTAGTCACCCGCATTGAGTTTCTTAACAAGCGTTGACCGGCAGAACGCACCGACCCCGACGTTATACGTAAAGCTCAAGTAGGCATCGTACTCATACTGGTGCAGCGGAACGTTAATACATTTGACCATCCCTTGAGCGTGTGAGGTCGCGCTATCCAAGAGCTGAACCATTGATCTGACCGGCGTTGTAGTCTGCCCGGGTTTTACCCCCAGGGTCTCACCAAATCCGATAGTCCAAATACCTACTGGGTCTTGGTAGGCCTGGCCAATATAGCCTTCATGCACGGCAATCCCAACCAGCGTTGAGGCACTGATGACAAGCCCCGCGACAGCAACCCGAGCGCGTTTAATCATCCCTTGTCGCGAGACTGTTAACTTGTTCTGTAAGAGCGCCGTACTTAAAGGTGCCAATATCAATGATCACACCGTCATCCATTTAAATCCTTTTGCATAATTACTCGGGCGATCAGGGCCCCAGCAGCGGTAACGCCACTCAAAACAGCAAACACGTTCCGTGGGAGCTGTTCAAAGAACAGGGGTACTATGACTTCCGCTGCGGTAAACAGCGCAGAAATAATCAACAGCCTGACGCTCCAGGCTTTTCGCAATATCTGTTTCCAGTCGGGCGCTAGAGTGGGCTTCATATATTATGTGGCTGACGGGGGTACAGGAGCTTCAACCGCGCCGTCTTCAGCAGGCATCTGGGCTTGTGCTTGTCTTTGGATATCCATAATCATACCCATCGAAACACGTGCAGGTAGTTCACCAAGAGCAGTTAGAATCATGTTAATTTCTTCAGCGGACTTAAAAACAAGCTTGAATTCCATTTAAATCTCCGATTGCAATATTGTGTACTTATAACAAGCGCTTAGACTACAGGAGGTGCGGTCGGTGTTTCGCTTGGGCGCACCCAGGGCACACCGGATTCTTGGGTAGGATTTTTTAAAGCATTAATCTGAGCAGCAAGGTTAGCTTCGATCTCGTCTTTATCCACACCGTTAGCCCAGCACCAATCAAGGACTTCGGCCTGTGTTACATCAGCGTAAGGGATTGTTGGCGCACCTTCACCAAAACCGCAAGTACCATATATCGAGGATGAGAACTCGCCGTCTGTGGCAATGCAACGCCAATGAGCCGTTTGGATAAGTCCGTCCGATGTACGGAAGTCTGTCTGTTCAATTTTCCAAGTAATCATTTTAATTTCCTTTTGGAGTGCTAAGTTCGGCTTGTAGTGTGTCTACTTTAGCGGATAGTTCTTGAATGGCTTTAGCTAGAAACGGCACCATTTTCGAGTTATCCGTGCCCCAAGGTTTATCTATGGGTTGATTGTTATCTTCATCGCCTACGGTAACCACTTCTGGCAAAATTTCATGTAACTCTTGAGCAACAAAACCATAATCGGTGTGGCCACCGTCTTTCCAATCAAATTGCCAGACCTGAATGTTTTTTATTTTTTCTAGAGCGTTTTCTGGTGAACTAAAATTTTCTTTTGCTCTTTTGTCAGATAGATTGCCATACGTTGTGCCTGAACCGTTAACCCCAATCCACCCCTTTTGTGAACCTTGCTTCCAAAACCTAAAGATGTCACCATCGTTGTTTCTGCTCAAACTCAAAATAGATGACGGAGTATTTACGGTGCCATAAGACTCAGCATCTTTTCTAAGTACCCAACCATAATTGGTGTTACTGGCGCTGTCGCTGGTGGTACCAATTAAAAAATTACCTGCGCCGTTCCATCGGCCGAATTCGGTACCGCCCGAACCAAAACTTGTACCAAAACTGTTCCCAGTACCATTAAACTGGATATACCCCATTGGAGTAGTGTCAATAACCTGTTGTATTTTATATGCTGATGTAGTCCAGTCATTACCTGTCGAGGTTCTTTCTGATGTAAATTTTAGTTGACTGCTATTGGTAACATCGGTTATTAACCTAAACACATTGATTGAATTGCCCGCCGCTGTACCAAGAGAACCACCGCGAATATCAAGTTTGTACGCCGGCGTAGTGTTATTAATACCGACGTTGCCTGAGGAGTCGATGCGCATCTTTTCAGAATCCGCAACCAAAAAAGTGTGAACCGATGCGTTTATCTGTAGTGGGTATGTTGCCGTTATTGGGTCGTTGTAACTATCAATGCGGTTAGTACCGCTGATATTACGCAAGAACAGATTGCTTGTGCCTGCAACGTAAGCGCTGACAAGCGGTGAATAAACTGAACCACTTGCGCCTACCGTTAGCTGACCAGACAGGTTCATACCTCCTACAACATCCAACTTTGCATTAGGCGCACTTGTTCCAATCCCGACGTTACTTGAACACTGCAAAACACCTGTCACGATGTTTAACGTCCCGTTGCCCTCAGTACCATTCCCACCAGAAAAAAGAAGCCGTGTGTCAAAGTCAGTCGAGGTTGCGCCAGTGTGAACATCTAAAGCAGTGACAGCGGCAACGTTATCTGCGCGACCCAGCTCAATCACAAGTGCCCCTGCCTGATCTTGCACATCGTACATAAGTGGGTTGCCAGCAATCGTAGAAGACTGCATCCCAAACGAGCCTCGAGTGAGCAGTGAACCAGTCAATATGCCGCCAGTTAATGGCAGTTTGGTGCTGTCAGCAACTGTGATGTTCGCAGACCCGTTAAACGAAACGCCGTTGATGGTACGAGCCGTCTGAAGCGTTGTAGCAGTTGTAGCATTACCAGTGACCGAAATGCCCCATGTACCGGAAGCATCGCCGCCAGTGCGAGTTGGGATATTAAGAGACGCTCGCATTCCAGTTGCATTATTCTTTCTAATGTAATCATCACTAGAAGAATAGAACGTCGTATCAGTGGCACGATATACCACGCCATGCGACATATTGAAATATTGGGCGAACCCATACCGACGGTAGTCATCACCGGTTGCGTTTCGGGCAACAATCTTAGACCCTGTAGCCGCAGTTGTCGCGTCAACCGCCCATGTGGTGGCAGCAGAACCGTTAAAGTTAGCACCTGTTAAATAAGTTCCACGACTTAAAGTGTTCGGTGTTTGTGCAGAAATACCGATGTTTGCAGACCCGTTAAACGAAACCCCATTGATAGTACGAGCAGTTTGGAGCGTTGTGGCTGTAGCGGCGTTGCCTGTTGTGGACGAAGATGTAGTGGCGTTGCCGGATAAATTGCCGACAAATGTGGTAGCGTTGATGTTCCCATTAACCTCAAGCAAGTTAGCTGTCGGCGCTGTGGTGTCTGACTCGCCGTACCCGAGACGCATACCAGAAGCAACTGTCAAACGGCCATTTGTTGTCAACGCCATAGCGCCTTGGGCGTTTGTATGTGCTGAATCCCCCCACCAAAATCCACGAGTATTGGTATTACTCATCTGGAAGGACATGGCGTAGTCGTTTAAGCCGCCAAAAGTGTACGAGGTATTCATACCAATCGTGTATTCAGAGCTGTCCCATAACCTAATTTTGTCCCTAGTGCTAACGGCGGGGCCGTTAAGTAAGGTGTAGGTTAGAGCACCGGACATCGTGCCGCCAGTCAAAGGCAGAACACCGCTTAGTGTAGATGCGGTATGACTGTGGGAATCGTTTCCAACTGTTGCTGTGAGGGTGGCATTACCTAGGTTGGTAAACGTCGCTGACCCCGTTACGTCTCCAGAAAGCGTTAAAGTTGGATCTGATGTCGCAGTGGTGGCAATAGAAACGTTACCAGAACCATCAATTGTGGTGGATCCAGTAACCGCGCCGGCCAACGATATGGTTCTAGCTGTTGTCCATTTGTCAGCATTGCCTGCCCCGGCTTTTACCCAAGAGCCCCAAGTCCCACCTTCTTTTGATCTAAAAGACAGATAATTGTCTGACGTATACCTTGGTATCGCAAGCTGTAAAGCGTAACTTGCAATTGAGTACTCATTGCCTAGCCCTAATGTAAAGCCATAAAATTGCGGCGAGCCGGTACCGGGGCCATTGGTAGCACCTTGAACAAACCTGACACCAAAATTTGATATGGAGTTAAAGTCCGTCCATGTGGCATGACCGTCGCCCATATTATTGAACAGGCGATCCTCATCTGTAATTGTGTCAATACTATGATTGTGGCTATTGTCAACAACAGCGGCGGTTAATGTGACGTTTGCCGACCCGTTAATTGAAACTGATCCTTGAACATCGCCGTTTAATGTTAGCGTTCTAGCTGTCGCCCATTGAGAGGCTGTTGTGGCGTTGCCTGTTGTACTTTGATTACCAGCCGTATTGACCCCGGGTAGGTTGATGTTCGCCGCGCCGTTAAAGCTAACACCGCCAATGGTACGTGCCGTCGCAAGTGCTGTTGCTGTTGCCGCGTTGCCTGTGATGCTTGCGCTCGCAGTGATATAGCCGCTAGGGTTGGTGCTGTTGTATGGTGTAAAGCCCAACCCGCTCGTTACTTGCGTCGAAGTGATCGTGCCAGTGTAGGTTGGTAGGTCAGCAGAAGCCAGCGCAGATCCAGCTGTAGCACGACCTTTTGCGTCCACCGTAATCTTGGCGTACGTGCCAGCGGTGACTCCTGAGTTCGCGAGTGTGGCGACACCAGTCACATTTGCTGATCCGTTAAAAGATCCGCTTGTGTAGGTCACGTCGCCGGTTAAGGCAATGGTGCGACCCGTCGTCAAGGTTGCAGAAGATCCCGAGGTGCTAATACCCCAAGTCCCACTGGGGACAACTACTCCAGCCGAAGTTAAGCGACCCTGAGCATCCACCGAAAACACGGGGATAGAGTTGTTGCCACCGTAGCTACCAGCGACCACAGCCGTGTTAGCAAGCGCAAACGTACGATTGCCTGAAAGATTGCCGCCACCAGTCAACCCTACCCCAGCGCTGATGCTAACTGACTTCTCTGCCTTATCTGTGTTGAGGTTAGTGAAGTTGGCATCGACTTCAGCGCTCGTGAGCGCTGTGCCTTTACCTGATCTAGTGGTGATTACAGACATTGACTACTCCAATCAGCTAACCGTGATTTGCCATGTAATGCTCATGGCGTCGTCTGCGCCCTTGTTAACAACTGCGAACACCGTGCGGCAAAGCATCGTACCGGCAGCAGCCGCGCTAAACACGCCAGCCTCAGTTACAGCGCCCGTGCCCGTGCCTGGGGGAAATGATGCCACGTAAGTAACCACCACACCCGACGAGCTATCCGAAGACAAAGCAACACGACCAAGCTCTTGCCCAAGGGCAGTGTTAGCAGCAGCAGCGGCGATACTGCCAGCGCCGACAGCCATGTGGCTCATCTCACCAGGTGTGCCTACCATACGGGCAGCGATAAATTGCTTACCGACCGTCACAACGAGGTTTTTAATCTCGCGTTGATCTTTTACTGAACCATCTTTGTTGTATAAAGTAATTGCCACATCACCAGTAACTTTAAGTTCGTCTTGAAACATTTCTAACTCCTAAAAAGATCGGGTAGCCCCGACGTAGTCTTCTGCAAAATACGATAGATCGCAGTACCCTTGTGACACGAGAGATCCCGTTTCCGTAACCAGTAGGGCGTCTTGTTTCAACAACTCTTGAATTTTCGTCTGTACATCGTTGAAAAACGCAACGTTGTTAAAAGTTTTAATTGACTGGAAGGCGAGGCTGTCGCCAACACCCGTACTGTCGTCTACGGCGAAACCATCAGAAAAGTCACGCACATAGATCAACAACCGGCCAACAATGTCAGTCATAACCGCACTGTCAGTAGCAAAATGCTTTTCTAACTGCTTGTCGACATCATCTGTTGCGTTTATTGCGTCTCGTGCTGACTTAGAAACCGTGAGATACGGACGGTCAGCAGACATCACCAGATCACTTAAGTTCTTACTTGTCGTGCGCGCAACGGCTAATCCAAGCGTAAACGCGTCAACCAGTAACTTTTCGACAGAGAACGTTTGGTTGTCCGCAAAAGCAAAATTATCAGTCAACGACTTATCGAGAACAAACGAGTGTTCTTCAGTCGCCTGCACAAGGTCGACCAATGCCTTCAGTAGCTCGTATACAGTGTTGTCCTGCGTTCCGAACGAGTGAGCCAAGCTTTTAGCTACTGTCAAGAACTGTTCATCTTGCGGTACTGAGCTGTCTCTCAACAGCCTGGACAAAGCAAACGCGGATGCATCCGCGAAATCAAAATCGTCACTTAAGGGCTTTTCGAAGACAAACGAATGGGCTTCAGTCGCCTGCACAAGGTCGACCAGTGGCTTCAGTAGCTCGTATACGGTATTGTCCTGAGTGCCGAACAAGTTAGCCAAAGCCTTGGCCACAGACAGCGCTTGGTCATCTTGAAGTTCTAAGTTGTCATCCAGCTGTTTAACCAAATCAAACGCGGATGCATCCTCAATGTTTTGCACATCCTCGCGTAGCTTGTTCATCGAGAACGCGTGCTGCTCCGCAGCGAATACAACGTTGGCAATACCCTTAACTACTTGGTAGACCAGTCCGTCTCCCGCGTCAAACGTATCGTTTAAGGCAAACCCGCTTTGCAGCAACTTGAACAGATGATTTTGGCTTGCGTCTTGGTTGTTAAACGCATCGGCTAGTGGGCGGGCAAACGCAATCGCGTGTACATCCGTAAACCCGTAGTTGTCTTGTATTGCTTTGGCAAACGCGTAGGCGAGCTGTTCCGTCGGGTTAACAGGATCGTTTAGCTCTTTGTTTGTTTGCTTGGTAACAAAGGTTGCTACTGGAACAGCATCATAAAATGGCTTAGCGAGCGTGAATCTCAAACCGTCCATCATCGTGACCGTTTCAAGCACAATTCGGAAGCGACCATTCGTGTCTAGTTCTGCACCAACCGACAACTGGACGTAGGCTATCGAAGCCGCGGGGATTAGCGCACTGACACCAGCAACGGGCGTAATAACTGCTACGCTTGCTCTTAGTTTGACCGTTGCAACACTTGCGGTCGAACTATTACCGGTGGCGCGCACGGCCATTTAGAAGTCCTCGCGAATCTTGAACTTCAGTAGGTCGTACACAGTCTGGGTCTGCCCATCAGAGAACGAGATCTCGATCTCCCCTTCGTAGTCGCCAGGTTCTCCTTGAAGCATCTCGGGGGCGCTCGCAGGGTAAAAAACACATTCACCACTAGCGCCGTTTGTAACGAAGCCGAGTACCGTGGCGGTCAAGTCCAATGCGCCAGCCGCACGAAATTTAAGACGCGGCGTGGCGCCAGTAATATTGATTGCTACGCCGGTCGTATCATCAGTAATCGTGCAAACCAAGGCTGGTCGAGTGTCGCCTTGTACCAATCGAATTTTTTCGGCCATTTAAATGCGCCTCATTTTGACGTGTCTGGATGCCCGGACGCTACCGTTGTTCGCGCGAGTGCGAGCTAGGTTCAGGCTGGCCTGATAAAGGCCGTTGCGAGCCACTGCTTGCTTCTCGTTGGAATAGGTCTTGCCCGGGGATAAAAGGATGCGGGTTAAAGCGCCGTGCGCAATAGTCTCGGCGTACTCTTCAAGAAAGATGTCGTCGAATGTTTGTGCCGCTCTTGTTGGCTTAAGCGCAACCCGCATGGTGATAGCCTGACGCGCTGTCTCTTCCGGAATCGGATAGAACGAGACTGTGCGTGGGTCTTTTTGAAGATAGAACCTGGGGTCGCCTCGGTTAACAAGGTAGCCTGAGTTTCTGTTGTATACGGAAGGGGTCTTGATTTCGTCCGGCGTTTCGCCATCCAGCTCCTGGCCCTGGTACCAAACCTTCATGATCTTGGTCACGAGGTGATCGCGGGGTGGCTCTAGGTCGTAGTCCTGGATATTGGCGATCGCTGTGATTGGGTCGTGATCCTGCTGCAACACAAGCGACTTCTCTGCGAAATCAATAATTGTGCTGCGGATAGCGAGATCCATCGTTGGTTCTGGGCACCCGATTACCTCCGCGGCAATCCAGGGATAAAAGTCTTCTATCGCTGCCATTTGTTAACCGCCCGCAGCAGCAAGGGCAGCGGCTCGTGGGAGCTGACCGCCAACGTTTGAAGTATTCGGAGAGACGGACATATTGAGCGATCCACCTACGCCCAGCAAACCACGGAACTGGGTGTAATGCGCCGCAGCACGCTCAAAGTTTCCGGCGTACTCAGCATCCTTGCTATATGCGCGATAGCATAAGTAGTCGGTTAGGGCGCCCGCATAGACGTCTTCGTTCACAAGTTCTGTTGAAGTATTGGTGATCTCTACTGGATTACTGGCGTACGCGATCTCTAACTTCTGACCAGACGTCGCCGGAGGATAAACATAAAAGATGCGTGGGCTACGCTCATCAAACATAAAATGCCTGATAGCGCCTGGGGTAGATGCATGCCAGTCTGGTAATTGAGCATCTAACACCTCGCGCTCCACAATCCTCACCGCACGAGCGGGGCTGTCGTCCGCATTAATATTACGCACGGCATCCAGGAATCGATTGCCATCAGCAGGGATACTTTGCTTTGTGCCGGCCACCATTGCGTGAACAGTGTTCGATGCATACAAATCAGGACGCATAATACAGACTTCTCGGCGCCCGTCGTTGAGGTAGCGCAACAGCTCCGCCTCCGGCCAACGAACACCCGTCGTATCCTGAATCAGGTCCTGTGCTCGAGTAATAACGTTTGCGGCTGTCAGCGCCATTTAATACCTCACCAAAGTTCCCGGCGAGCCCAATAATTAGGGCTGAACTTATCGCTCTTCGTCGGGTTACCGTTCTTGTCTTTAATCCCGGCAGAGCGCTGCAAGTAATTCTTGCGGCGTTCCGGGTCTTTGTGCTGTGTAAAATCCTCGTAGCCTTTCTGGCCGAACTGCACGAGCTTTACTTCATCGCCTTTCTTGGCTAGCACAATCTTTTTTTTCTCGCTGCCTTTGGGCGCTGCTTTAGGTTTATTGAACCCATCAAACTCGTGGCCGCGATAAATGATCTTGCCGCCCTCGCGCTTCACATCAGAAGCTTTCATCTGTGCCTCGCTGTCTTTTTAGCAATCGCCTTGGGTTGAGGAACAACTTGCTTCCCCTTTTTCGTTCCCTCTCGCCTACGCCTTACGTTTTGTTAGAACCGCGCGAGCCATTGTCTTGGCGTCCGGCGCAGGTGCTGGTTCGGCCATGGGATCCATAACAGGAACCGGCTTTGGCTCAGCTTTGGGCGCTGCTTTCTTGTACTCAACAAAGTCAGGATCAGCAGCGAGAGACTCCGTGTAGTGGTACACGCAGCCAGATGATTTTTGTAGCAGTAGTTTTTGTGTCATATAAAAGAGAGGGGGATTGCTCCCCCTCCCCCTAGTGGTTAACCACGGGCAACGTAAACGTCAACCAAGGCTTCAGGCTTAACAACTTTGTAGCCATACACATTCAAGCCACGAACGATATTGCCGAACGTGGTCTGAGCGCGAAGGGTCTCAACGTTGGTGATCTGAGAAGCGAAGGAGATCGCGTCACGAGTACCGGCCAGGAAGTGCCATGCTGCCTTATCGGCTGCACCACCTGTACCGCCAGCAGCACCGTCAGAGCCGAGGTCAGTCAGCTTGTTGACGTTGTTGGAGACGTACAGAGTGAAGCGGTCGATCATGCCGAGCTTGCCATTACGCAGTGGAGAAGCATCGTCACCAGTCAGGTAAGCCTGGCGCAGATCTGACTTCTTGAGCATAGCAGCGAACCAAGGAGAAACCACCATCCAGCGGCCGTCTTCGGGAACGTTCTGCTCGTCAAGCACTTGACCTGCATCAAGGATCACATCAAGAACATCAGCAGATGTGACAGCGCGAGGAGCGCCAGCAGCACCGAGGTTGATGTCGCCAGAGATGGCGCCAGCCGTTGCGCCTTTGTTGGCAGCAGCAGCAGAAGACGGAACGGTGTTCAAAACATCGCTGTCGATGCTGATCTTCATTTGCTCTGCGGCGTCGTTTGTGAAGATGTCCATCAAGCGCACATCAGCTTGTACTTCATCAACGTCGTCAACGACCACAGAGAAATAGCGGCCTTTGTCGATCGTCAACTCGATTGGTGTGGACTCAGGGACTTCGTTCGTCAAGTTCAAGCCCTTGGTGTAATCACGGATCGTGATCGTTGGGATTGAACGGATGTGAACTTTGTCACTCTGGCCCTTGATCTCACCTTCCCAATCGTTGTTGGTGATCTCAGCCATAACGGTTGATTTGTAGAACTTGACCTGCAACTTGCCAGACCAAATCTCAGGGATAAATTTCGCACCGCTCGAATTAGCAGTGCTGTACTGGGGGTACCCAGAGGTAGCGGCTACAGCCATTTTAATTACTCCAATAAAATTTGATTAGCCGCGCTAATACTCTAGGGCTAACGAATGCGCCCATCGAGTGTTGCGGCATGGATTTCTGCTTCCATCGCCACCATTTCTTTCGCACCAATCTCACCTCTTCGAGCTGCGGCATAAAAGTCCGCGATCTCTCTGCGTGAGAAGAACCTCTTGCCCGTGGGCGGCGCCACAACTCGGTTTGAGTCTGGTGCTACCTGAGCCTCAAGATTGCGCTTAGATTGATTGGCGTTGGCTTCTTGGCTTTGTTTCCACTTCGAGAAGAACCTTGCGACGCGGTCTGCGTCTTTCGCTTGCTCAGCGTCCGAGAGGAGGTCTTGACGGGTCTTGCCTGTGAACTCATCGTATTCATCCAGCCACTTGAGGAAGTTCTCCTCGCCGTTAATCGAGACCCAGTCAGGGACAAGTTGTCCTAGGCGCTCGAAGAATCCAACCTCAGCCGTCCTGGCAGTGGTCGTGGTGACCATTTCCAATTGACGCTTGAGATCGGAAATCTCTCCTTCCTTGGCCGATACTTGATCTTGAGCTGCGCGTTTGATTACGTCGAGTAGATCGTCGCCATACTTCTCGCGATCCTCAGCACTGATGAGTGACGAAGGCTTGTTCTCGCCCTGACTCTTCAACTGCTCGATTTCAGTCTTCAGTGTGTCGAGTTGCTGTTTGAGAGCGCGGTTGTCCGCGCTTAACCGAGGCACCTCAGCCCGATACTTTCCTTCCAGCACCTTATATCGATGTTCCCATTGATCATCTTTCTTCTGATCGTCTGGCTGCTCAGTAGGTGGAGCGGAATCAGAAGCCGCTTCCGAAGCCTTGTCGGGCATCTCGCTTGGCGGGGGCGTATCAACAGGAGCCGACTCGGGCTCTGTCTGGGCGGTTTGAGGTTCTTCACTAGGGGTCTCATAAACCTGCTTGTGAAGGGCTTCGGCTCTTTCAGCCGCTTCTTGCACTTTACGTGGAATTGCCACAATATTTCTCCATGAGCCACCTGGTCGCACGTCAGCCTCGCGGTAATGACGCGACTCCCAATTAGTAGTCTTCATTTATTTCCTGCGATACCGGCAGGTACGGTTTCGATCCTATGGATCAGAACTTTCGAACTGTCTCTCGAGCGTTACTTGATTTTTCGAGCAGCTCAGTTAAAGCCTGTCCGGCTCCTTGATGCCAGCGAGCTTGATGCTCGTCTTTGACATAGAAGCCGTCACGGGCAATGGTCTGTACTGAATCCTGTAGCCAGGCCATCACTTCTTGAAAATCGGCATTGCCTTCAAGGGTGGCCAGCGCTTGCAGAACTCTTTTTGTTGGATGGGTCAGCACTGATATTTACTTGCGCTTACCATAATCCTGCGACGAACGATGACCACACGCTATTCCGCCGTCGGCCATTTTTTTGCCGTGCATCTTAGCCTCGTGTGTCATCACTTCTTTTTTGGCCACTTGCTTCATGCCTTTCTTGGCCATGCCGCCATCGCCATATTTACCTTTCATCATTTTTAAAATCCGTCTCTCATAGCCTTATTGGCCAAAAATTGATTAATCTTCTCGGGCGTCACGCCCTGGTTCATAACCTGCCCACCGTCTGCCATCATCTGCGGCTGCATCGTAGCCACTGGAGGAGCGGCGCTTGGCTGTGCGGGCTGAGCCTGTTGAGCCTGATCCGCAAACTGCTGGACCATCTGTTGCGCCATCGCTTGCGCCATCTGCTGGATCTGCATTTGCTGTATTGAGTTGTCGTCTGGGACTATCTTGTTCGTATCCATCTGCAGACCACGCGCTGTTTCACGCAAGATGTACGCACGTCCAGCCGGGCCAACAATCTGTGAGTCAATCGGATTAGATGTGGCCATCAAAAATTCATTGCGGCGCATCTGCAGAGCCTCTTTGTGGATAAGGCCGATCGCACCTTTCGCAACCACTTGATAATCCCCTTTGATATAGGGATCTGGGTCATACATCATATTGTGCATATATAGTCTCTGCACAATACCAGCTACTATTTTATCTATGTTTGCTACTGACTGTTTGATGCCTTTTGATGCATTGTCCATCAACATCGACAAGCCCGAGGCAGTGCGACCAGCTCCACCCACGGCACTCGATCCATAAACATAATTCGGGATGCCGGTTACCTCGTCAGACTGGCGGGCAAACTGCTGGAACACCGAGAGCAATACATCAGCGTTCATGTTTGGCTGGAAAAACTTCACCGCTGGAGCGCCGCCACCTGTTCGGTCAGACGTCACCTGCCAGATCTTCCAAGGGTAGATGTCAGTCAGATCCTCTCCATCAGGCAGACGATCGATCGTCACTTCTACTTGAGGGCCAGATGCCACGCCCATGTTGTTCGCTAAGCTGCGGGCTGCGGCATTACACATAATCTGCGTGTCGCGCATAACCTCTGGCATAGCTACACCCCAGAAGCTATGCGGGATCTCTTCCCAGCAGGCCACGTCATAAGGACGGCGCCCAAGTGGGTCTGGGTTGATAATGCATTTCCAGACAAGGCCATCTGTCCACCATAAATCAACCTCGTACTCTTGGTCTGGCTCAATGGTCTTATCCTGGATACCCCACTCGATCAGCCACTGGCCATTGACTGAACCCCAGAACTCCAAGGTTTCAATCTGATCTTCATTTAATGGAGTGCGAAATGGCTTACCCTCAAGAGTACGGCGCTCGGTATCTCCGGCCTGAAACGATCGGTAACCACTCTTGCCGTATCGATCCATGACTGTTTGTAAAGCATCTTGATCTACGCCTGGTGTGCCTTTGAGGGCATAGAGTGACGCACGAGAAAGACGCTGGCGGTGAATAAAGTACCCATCATCAACTCCCGTGGAGGAGGGGGAGGGGTAGCAGTCGTAAGGCGACACACGCTCAATCTCGCGAACGAAGTCGGTTGTAATGACTGGCTGGAAGTCTGGGCCCCAGGTCATCTTCTTGCGCCGCTTGACGATTGGGCCCTTGATAATAGCCGAAGGAAACGTCACGAAGTCAGTAATGAACGCTTTGAGCGCCATCTCAAACTTGCCTTCATTGAGCTGATCTTCGATCTTATTGCCCATGCGACGGGCTGAGTCAGCCGCCTCTTCTTTAAAGCGATTCAAAATCATCTCGTGAACTTCTTCCATGCGGGCACGGAATGTCTCTGGATGGAGCTCACCGCCGTCCTGATCGATGTACTGCATGGCCTCTGTCTTCACTAGGTCGATGATCGCCTGCTGCATCTCGGGTGGCATCTGCGGCTCATTTGCCGGTACAAGATCAAAAACACGATCTTGCTGGCCAAACATCACGTCGCGTATCCAGGACTCAGCAGCACGGCACTTCACATCGGTGAGCATCATAAAGATATCTGAGCCACCCATCTTGGCGATCTCAGCCGATTTGTCTGGGTCATACACACCACGACGCTGACGCTCACAGCGCAGCAAGCGCTCGGCGATTTCCGCTCTCGCTACCTTGGCTTGCTCCCAGCACCGACGCACATACGCCGATAGGTTCGATTCAAAACCCGCGTTCTCCTCTAGTGGAGTCGCGTCTGAGACCTCAGATTCAATCAGTGGTTGGTTATTCAGATAGCTCATTTATCACGTCCAGCCCTTTGCGGATTTCTTACTCACAGACCGAGCCCGCGCTGGACTCAATCCACTACGCACCCGCAAGCACAAGTACTGCAGCGCATCCTGGATGTGCGAGTAGATGTCTTTAACGGGGCGATCTCTGTATCTTGCGTTGCCTGTTGTCCTCAGGCGTTCAAACTTATATCTGCCGCCCAACCCCTTTCGGATAGTGGTGCAGCGTGGATTTAATGCAAACGCTGGCTGGCCGTCAGCCATCTTCGTTAAGAAGAAAGCCACCGACTCGCGTCGAGGAAGAAAGTCATTAGTGGGGGCGGGCTCGGTCGGGATGCCGGACTCGAGCAGTTCTTGCAAACAAGTCTTCTCATCAGTCTGTGAGCGAATGTTGCCCGCTGGGTCGCCAACAGAGTGCATGGCGTAACCGCTGTACTTGTTCACCAAAAGCGGCTTGACCACTTCGTTTGAGAACTGGCGGATGCCCATGTCTTCAGACACCAGCTCATCCAATATAACAATCTTTCCTCTAGCTGTAACTTGAGCTATCACACAGGCTGGCGTCAAACCAAAGTCCCAACCAAGAATCAGGGGCAGTCCACGCTCGGCCTCAATGTTCTTCTCCAGGCAGTGGATCTTGTCGTTGTACTCTGGGTAGACGGGCTTGCCATCTTTGGTTGACCCGTAGTTCCCTAGGAGAAAGACGTTGATCCAGTCCTCTGGTTTCGAGGTGACCTGACGCAAGTAGTATTCGTAACCGTTAGGTAAATTAAATACGTTCTCAGCATCGGGGTTGGCGTGGTACTGACCTTCGGCGTCCCTGTACAAACCACCAGGCTGGCGGAAGAACTTCCAGGCCTCTGGTTGTTCCTCTTCAGCGACTTTGTAATACCAGTGGTCGTCGTCGCATGGGTTGGTGTCCAGAATAATCCCGGACCAACTCGGGCCGCCCACCAACTTGGATGGGTAGCGCCCAACCCGCTGGGTGACCATATCAAAGATCTCTTTCGGAATCTCCGAGGCTTCGTTAATCCAGGCGCCAGTCAATTCAAGCGACCGTAGCTTGCCGGTCTCGGTTGGCCTGTCAAGCGCCATAAACATAACCTCGAGCTCCATCGACGTCCCGTCACCAATATCAGCGATCTTCATCGTAGAGGTAATTGGTGTGTCCCATTTGAAGGGCGCCACGTTTGACGGGAACCAGGTCTCCCAGGTTTTGATCGTGGTGGATTTTAATTCTGGATAGGTGTTGCGCATAATCAGCCAGCGGCTGCGTCTCACTCCGTCCGAGGAGGGCGCTTGCCGCAAAGCCCGCGCCACGATTTCCACACAGCAAGTTGAACTTTTACCGGAGCCAACTGGGCCCATAAGGCCCCGCACGAAAGAGTCGTCTTGATGGAAGGCAGCCGCCATCGGCCCAGGGGGTTGATACGATATGACATCCACTACTTCTTCCCGCCAAGATCTAATTGGAATGTGATGGGCTGAGCGTCAACTTCCATGCGCACGTCACTGAGATCTGGGAGCGTCTTACGCAAAAGCACCTCGATTGCCCGCACTTGTGTCGAGGTCAAGTCTACCTTTCCAGTCGCGTGATCCTGCAGACGATTAATCAGCTGAGCCGCTTGGATCTTTAGTCTGGTGTTCTCATCGTGTCGGATTCGGTGTGTACGTGCTGCCATTTCATTTTCCTAATTGCTCAACCCCCGCTCTATCGAAGGCTTTCAAAATTGACCCGGCCAAAAGCATCAGGTCCTCTCTGGCTCGAAACTCGTTCAAATTGATCTCTGACTCGAACAGATGAGGATCGCCCTTGATGTTGACCATTCCGGTAAGCAACACCACCTGAGGGGCAAGCGCCCGCTTGGTTTCTGATTCGTAAGTGACAGTGATGCCACGCAGCGCCTCAAATTGATTGAGGAACACCTGCAATTGATCTGTGTTCAGCACGGCTATTACCCTAGGACAGGCGAACGCGGTCCATAAAGCCAGCTGGCTTCAGGATTTCTGTTTGTGTGATTGGTTGCGGAGGAAGGATTCGCACCTCCGACCCCCGGATTATGAGTCCGGTGCGCTACTGCTGCGCTACTCCGCCTATGTTTTCGCTAGATATTGACATTACTGTTCAATATTAGCACCATAATACCACACACCGTTCGGCTGGGTGCGGCCGCTGTCTATAAAAATAGGCGACAACGGGCGATGGACAATAAAAATTGTCATTAGGTACCATCGACCCCGGGGGGCTTCACTGTATTGGTCCCGTGCCCCACCTTAGATTTACAGTCCAAAATAAAAAAAACGGCAGCAAGCGTGCAAACAGCCAGACAGCAGCTCGACAACTCTTCCGCTGCCACGCTTAATGAACACTGAAGTTTCTTTTATGGTGCGCAAACCGTCTTAATGACCCAAATATTGTCTGTTATGGATGGCAAGGGGAGGGTGAGCGTGAGAAGTGAGTCACGTGTGGGTGTAGGGGATACTGCTGGAGCCTCAGCCCCCGGTGTCTTTCCTTCATAGTCCCTATGGGGGGTGCCTATCCCTCTGAGTTCTGGGTCGTGCATGCATCATTCCGACTACAAATGCGTAGCTCAGCCAATAAACATGCGGGTCTTGCAGGATTGTGTACCAGATTCGTTGCAATTTCTGTCTGGGAACAAGCAATTCTGGCGTGATCTTGGTTAATTATTTCTCCAGAGTGACGCACGCGTCCGTCTTTGCCCTACCCTCACTTTGATTTCATTCATCTTTTTCCCACTGACTCCCCCCTCCAGCACCCACCCCTTTATTCCTTCGGAAGGGGTGGTTGCCTCTTCTTACTTCTAACCAATTCCATTCGGAGATACATCATGAACACAA